CCGGTATCCAGCAGAATGTAAGCATTTGCTGTGCCGGGGCCGCGTGGTGCGTCATGCAGAAAATAGATGCGGTCGGCACTGATGCCGGCAACGCCGGCAATTAACCCCCGGTAAACTGCATCGGTGTGATAAGCGCCGGCAAGATTAAACTGATTGCGAACACGATCACGCAGCTCGTCATCGCTTTCTTCGTTGGCACCCGGTGTGGTCAGCCAGTTTTCATCGTTCTCAACACCGGCAATACCATCAATCGCCACCGGAAGGATGCGGTAATATCCCGGCGCAAGGTTAAAGCCGGCTCCGGCCTGTTCCGCAGAAACATCGATGTTCATGCTGAGTGTTCCTGCCGGAATAACGGTATCCCTGACAACGGTCAGCGTATAAATCACGCCGTTAATGCGTTCCGTCTGAATCTGCGTACCGGCCGACACGGTAACTGCGCGATCAATGTCGTTTTTGGTGAAACGAATCACGCCGGCTGCGTGCGTGGCGGCCTTGCGTTGCAGGTTTACCGCCCAGGCAAAAACATCAACGAATACACCGCTGGCATCAGCCAGAAACAGGTTTTTCATCACCACATTAACCAGCGCATCTTTCAGCCACATCACGGGTTTTGTGGTGATAGCTGTAATCAGTCGCCAGAACGGCGACATGCGGGAAGTGTTGGTGATAAGCCCTTCGTCTTTGACAATGGCTTCAAATTCAGCGCGAGCCTGTTCTTCGGTTACCGGCATGCCATTATCAGCCAGAATGCGCTCGTAATCTGCGGTAGGTTTGCCGTTAATCATCAAGAGATACCGTAAAAGTCAGGGGTTCAAAAAAATCTTCGGTGTGGGCGCTAATCAGCAGGCGACCAGAAAGCGGGGTTTCTTCTGTCACACTGACCGTGCCAGGTGTAATACGCTCATCATCTTCAATCAGCAGTGTCATCTGCATCATGATGTCGGCACGAAGCGTCGGGCTTTTTTCAGCCAGCAGGCGCGTTGCCAGTCCGCTCTCAATGATGGCGTGCTGGCAGTCCTGGGCAATACTTTCCCTGTTGTTGCATAACACCGGCTCACTGGCGCTGTTCAGCGTGAGATTGCGGCCGGTGATGAGCAAATCAATGTAAAGCGGTTTATCAGTATGCATGCAGCTCCATCCACTCGTTAAGACGGGCAGGGGATGGATCCTGCACATTGACGTTGACCACACGACGGGAGTTGTCGATTGTGGTCTGGTTTTCGCTGTTGTTCTGCATTTCTGCCGCAATGCCACCCGGCCCCGCGCTGATGGCTTTACCGCCGGTTAATACGGAGCCTTCGCCACTTCCTGTGCTTTCTGATGTGCCGATGTTAACGCCGGGGATCATGTTGAGTTTGCCCACAATCCAGCCCCATGAATCACTGAAGGACTGTTTCACCAGTTCCCAGAGATTACTGAAAATCTTCAGTATGCCGCCGGCGAGATCCTTCAGGGCATCCAGTGGTGAATGGGTGGAAAAATAGTTAACCAGTGCATTCCAGCCGTCCTGGATTGTGTTCCATGCATTGCCGAACCATGCCCCCATACTGCCGACCATTTCAGCCACCCACTGAAAGGCGGCGGTATCCATCAGCGCGGCTTTAATCTCATCCCAGCGGGTGATCAGGAAATAAATGCCCACGCCCAGCGCAGCCAGTGCCAGGATGATTAATGTGATGGGGCTGAAAAGTAACTGTGTTGCAATTGCAGCTCCGCTGGTGACTGCGGTGTAGATTTTCATTGCTATGCCGGCGGCACCCAGCGCAACAGAATAAAGCCAGAGTCCGGCGCGCTGTAATTTCAGCAGCGCCAGCTGAATTTTTGCTTTGACGTTGTATGTTCCCATAGCAATGGACATGGCCAGATACAGCGCCCTGACCGTTCGGGCAACTACAGTGAACGCCCACATGGTAGCCGTCAGTGTGCGTTTCAGCAGAATGAGAATCTTCAGCGGCGCAACGGCTGCCAGCCAGACCAGCCGCAGTCCTGTCCAGACAAACTTCGCCACACCCACCATAATGTTGACAACAGCACCCACTGCGGCAATGCCCAGCAGGGCGGCAGACAGTAAACCAATGGCCCGTGTGATATTGGGATACAGACGTAACCAGGCAACAAAGGATTTACCGCCTTCGTTGCTTTTCTGGATAAACGGGTACAGAACAGGCAACAACTGCGTGCCAATTTCGATGCGAATGCCGTTAATAATTGCAGCGGCCTGTTCCCATGGGTCAGCCATGGCCTGCGCCATTTCGACAGCCTTATCCATACCTTTGATATTGCCCAGCGTGGCGATATTCTTTTCAAGTCCGCCAATGTCCGCATTGAGTAATTTAATCATGGCCACAGCTTCATCGGATCCAAAGGCGCTTTTCAGCAAATCGGAATCGGCCACTTTTGACAGATCACCAAATTTACCCCTGATAAGTTTCATGATCTCGACAACACTTTTCATGGTGCCGTCTTTATTCACGAAATTAAGCCCCAGCTTTTTCTGGGCGCTACCTACTGCGGCAAGAAATGCCTTGTATTTTGTCCCGGCCTCGCTGCCACTCATGGTGGCCTGCAGTTGTCCCAGCACGGCGAACTGTTCAGCCGCATCAATACCGGCCGCTTTTGCACTGGCACCCAGCGTGGTGAACGCCGCTGACATGTTATCGCCGGTTGTTTTAAACATTTGCACGGCGGTGGCGGTTTGCCCGGCGACCTGCTCCACCCATTTGCTTTTTCCCATGGCATCAGCCTGGTCTTTAAAGATGCCGTACATGGTGCCCATGTAGGCGGTAATGGTCTGGCTGCTGGATTTGGTTGCTGCTGCCACCGTTGCTGATGCGGTGGTGAAGCGGGACAGCTCATCGTCAGTTAACCCGGCAATGGCTGACTGGATGTCGTAAGAAGCACGCACAAAATCCTGCGCAGCCCCGCCGTATTCCATAGTGAAATCAACGGCGGCGCGGCTGAGTTTACGCAATCCGGACTCTGCGACGCCCAGTGATTTCACCTCACCGAGCGCCCTGTCCATTTCAATGGCTGGCATCAATGCCCCCTGAATGGCTGCTCCCACTCCCCAGAGCGCAGCGCCTCCGGTAGCAATGTCCCGAAAGGCTCCCCGACTTGTTGCAGCAAATCCCTGAACCTGTCGCCCGGCTGCACGCAACGGCCTTGTCAGGCGGTCTGTCAGTTCAAGAAGTAATTCAAGGCGCTGTTGTGACATTACGATCCCTTAAAAGCACGGATAATGCCGTTATTGACGGCGATGCCCATATTTTCCCAGTAGTGGTTATCCAGCCAGACGGCGGCAGCCAGTGACTGCGGCGAGTCATCCTCGCCGGGCAGCCAGTGGCGGCGCAGGATCAGCATCCGGGTAAGGTCATTGCGATCAATGGCCCCCAGATGGCTTTTTATTTTTTTACGGTGATTTCCACTTCCGGCACAAACTCGTTATTCACGGCTGTTGCCAGGCTGGCCGGCATTCCTGGTTTTTCCAGCAACTGGTTCAGCAGATCGCGGTGCTCTTTAATCACGATGCGGCGCAGGTAGTTTTTCAGCGGCGCGATTTTGTTATCCGGCATGAAGTCGTTCTGCAGGTCGTTATAGGCTTTAACGGTCGGGATAAATGTCAGTTCATGCTCGCCGACCTGTAAAGTGATGGCGTTCTCTGCGGTAGTCTGGGTGTTTTTATCGTTCATCATCATTTCCTTTTAAAGTCAAGAATAAGAGGGCTTAATAAGCCTGCAGGAAGGCTTATTAAGCGTAAAATCAGCGCACGCCGTCGTGCTCAAGGCTGAAATGATTGCCATCCGGGCGGTTTTTAAAACGACCGCCCCATGCGCCACCAAGGGATTCCCAGTACTCGCCCAGCTCGTGGTAGGCCTCTGTGCGGGTCTGATATTCACCGTTAATAAACAGATTAAAATCCACGGCCAGCCGCTGGCAGTGCAGGCTGTTGGCAATGCCGGATCCCTTTTGTGCGTTGAGTTTTGCCTGTTCTGGCGTGCGGTACGCCTCACCGAACGTCAGGCCATAACCGCGCTGATGGGCAAACTGGATGAGTTTTCCGATCATGACGGTAAATTGTTGTTGCTTATCGGAGAGTTTCATTTTTGCTCCTTATGAGGTTGCTGAGGTTTGCGCAGCCAGTACCACAGTGCCCGGATAATTTTCCAGGCAATGGCGGCAGCTTTTTGTTCCCTGCGGGACAGCATTGCTGTTACTCCTCTTTGTTCTCTTTCTCGCCCAGCTTCCGGCGCATATGACGCAGGAAGATTTCAACAATCTGGTAACCGGCAACGCCCATTGCGGTGCCTGCGCCGGCAATGGCCAGTGGGTCAAGGTTCGGGTAGCGAACCAGCAGGGCAGCGGCAGAAACACCCAGCGCGCTCCCCAGCAGGGTTCGGCCCACAAACAACCGCAACGTAATCGGCTCTGCGCCAGCCAGCACCCGACTTGCGGCAGCGATTCCGCCCAGAATGCCCAGAGTGATAATGGTGCGCTCATGCTCCTGCATGGTTCACCCCATCAGTCCGCGCACGTCGTTCTCTGAGAGAACGGGCACGCCGTTGATACGCACAAAGTCAGGGCTTGCCACCACGTACTTGATTTTGTGCGTGGTCAGATCTGCGCTCTCGGTGTCAATGCTTAACAGGCCGGAAAGCATCAGTTCACAACCGAAGGCTTCAACGCGGATTTCTTCGGTTCCCGTATTGGCGTAAAACACAAAATCCATTGGCGGCAGGTCACGCCACGATCCCGCCCGAGCAGCCACTTCCCCGAGCTGGTTAAAGCTGCGGGTACTCATTTCGATTTCACCTTCTGCACTGACAGGGCCGCGCAGTTTGCCGTCAGGGATGCCACGGGTTTTGGCAACGGCGCTTTCATCGCTGATGTCCAGTGAGATGCTTTTCACATGGATATCCGTTCCACCGATAAAAGTGTCAAACGCCATGCCGTTAATGCGGGTCGTCATGCGTTTTCCTCCAGAGATTTATCCAGCTGAATGCCCACTTTGATGGTTTTAGGGCAGGCGTAAGGGCGGACGACAATGCTGATGCTGACCGTCTTTTCGTCCTGCCAGGTGATAACTACGTCGCCTTTCCGGGGCGATTTCACTTCGCCCGGAAACGTGATGCCGTTAATTTGCATGGATTTCGCCATGGCACGCAGTGGGCGGGCAAACAGCGTTTCATGTGCGGCAATGCTGCCCGGCGTGCTGTTCAGCGAGCGGTCGGCAATCTTGGGGATGGCCATCAGCCGCACGCGGCGCGCCACCTTATCAGCAATGCGGACATGCTCAATGACGTTGTAGTCCCCGCCTTCCACCTCAAGTGTTACACCGTCAGCCCAGTAAAGGCCGTCATAGTCGGCATACCACATGGGCACGCTGTAGCGGGCGGTTGCCAGTGCCTGCAGAGTGTCGAGATCAATTGCCTG